CTTTAGCTGTTTGAATTTCTTTTGCTTTAAGTTTTACTGACTCTATCTTTTCGACCTTTTTAGACTCTTCTATTTCTTGATCGCATGTAGGACATTGGTCATTCTCTTCATAGAATCTACTCTCATCTACAAGCGATTTAATTTTAGCATTAAATTGCATATCATAAGAATCAAGTTGAGACATTTTCTTTACGATATCTCCACTATGTTTTTCTTCAGTTGATATTGAAGCTGATAGATTCTTACCAAGTGTTTTACTTTCATCAAATAGTTTATTGATTTCTTCTTTATGGACATCAATACTCGATCTCTTCTTATCGATCTGATCATCATTAAGTTCTTGTAAGTCTTTAATATACTTACTTTGAGAATCCATCTTTGTTTTAAAGATATCGATTTGATGATTAATATCAGTAAGCTCATCTTTAATCTTAGAGTTTCTTTCTTTTAACAATGTATTCATCTTAGAGAATATATTGATATCTAATAAGTCTTCGATAATGTTTCTTCTTGACCAAACAGGTAATTGCATGAATGGTATAAACGAAGATGAACCAAGTACTACTACCTGGTGAAATGATTTATGATTAAGCTTAAGTATATTCTGTTCAAGGAACTTCTGATAATCTCTTGCATTGGAAGCCTGGTTAATTAGGTTACCATTTTGATAGATTTCAAACTTACCTGGTTTGATACCTCTTATAATCTTAAATTCATGACTTCCTATCGTCATTTCAACAGTCACTAATGTACCTTTTTTATTGATACTATTAATCATCTGATCTTTCTTAATATCTCTATGTGGTTTACCAAAGAGTGCAAATGAAAGAGCATCGAGTAAAGTTGATTTACCTGCTCCATTCTGACCAACGATTAACGTTGATGGTGTTTTATCTAATAATATTTTTATTGGATCGCTTCCGGTGGATAGAAAATTCTTCCACTCACATGATTTAAAATGTATCATACTACCTCTAGATTCTGTGCTTCAGTATATAGTTTTCTCAATTCGACTTTAAGATGTTCTTTATCTAAGTCGGTATCGACTGCATCAACATAAGTATCTAAAAGGTTGTTTGTATCTTCAAGGGATATTTTCTCGTCTTCTACGCTTTCTCCCAGATACTCTTCGAAGCTTTCAGCTATCTTAAGTTCATATGTCTCGATGTTTTGTAATCTATCAACAAACTTATCAAACATATACAAGTCATTTTTATTTATAACAATCAGCTTGATGAACTTTTTCTCATACTCTGATATGTCTACTTTGTCATAATCTGTTTTTGTATCATCATAGATTACTTTCTTAAACATAGTAATAGGATTACGCACTGGTGTAATCTCTCTTGTTTCAGTATCAAGTACATGAAAGAACTTAGGGTCATCAACATCAGCCCAAGTAAACTCCATTTGAGAACCAAGATACGTTACGTTACCTTGAGAACTTCTTGTATGGAAATGACCTGATAATACCATTTCAAATCTTGAAAATACATCAGCACTCATACCATGTGGATTAGGCATTCCTGCCATCATATCAAATCCTTTTAACTCTAAATGAGCTCCAAGAATAGGAGCGTTACAGTTAAGAGCCCACTTTGTATACTCTTCGTAGTTACCATTGTTAATCCAAGGTATTACTGCAACACCAAGACCATCATAATCAAGCACTGTTGGCTTCATGATAATATTGACATTAGACGTAAAGTAACCTAGGAGTTCTTTTAAACTACAAAGTTCATTTGTGTTTTTGAAATACACGTCATGATTACCAGGGATAATATCCATAGTCATACCAAGATCGCGTAATGGTTCTAGAAAATGTTTACGATTAGCTTGAAGAGCTTTAAAGTTAACAAACTTACGATGCTCATAATAATCTCCTAAATGTAATACATTCTTTATACCATGCTCTTCACAATATGGAAAGAATATTTCTGAATAGAATCTATCTTGATATTGTAAAAATATGTCACTTGAGTTTCTTACTCCACAGTGTGTGTCATTAAGTATCGCTACCTTCATCCTCTCGCAAGTCTCATCATTCTTTTCTGAGCCTTTTGGATTCTTCTTCCAGCTATCTTAATTTTATTCATTTGAATAACTACTTTCGATCTTACAACTTTTCTTTTGTCCTCACGTAGTGTTCTTTTCTTCATAAGACGTATATGTCTTTGGTTTTGTTTTGTACTTACTTTTTTCATTACATAAACAGCTCAAGTTTTTCTTTCTCTCGCTTCTTCTCCTCTTTTGCAAATTTCTTAATGGCTTCATCCTTTGTACGTATAGTACCAATCCTTTGTCTTAACGTATCAACATAAGCCATAGTTTGTTCAGCTCCTTCAGTATCCATACCCATTTGAACAAAATCTTCTATACCCATCTTCTCAATGAATTTGAATTTAATATCTTGTTGTTTCTTTTCTTTGGTAATTCTACGAATAAATGCAAAGTAGCATATTTGAGTAAAATAACTAAATGCATTCGGCTTTCCAGTCCTTGTAGCAGTTTCAATGTTATAGTTACCAATTGCTCTTAAGCAATTTTCAACGGCATCCATAACCATTTCTTCTCTATAAGTGTACCGAACAAAGTTCGGTCTGTGAGACAGTCCTTCAGATATTCTAATAAAACATGTTGCAATGTAATCAGTTACTGTTGGTACGGGTTTGTCTGCAGATCTGCATTCTCGAGCTTCGATAGCATAGTCCATGACTGCCTGCGAAAACTCTTTGTTATTTACGTAGTGTGGTTTGTCTTTAGGTTTAACCATATTATTTTTTCTCCATAATGTATTATTATACCATACTTTTGGCTAAATGTAAACGATTAATTGAATATAAAATTAATTTAATTATTTTCACTAAAACCGTTTACAAATGCTTGTTTTTATGGTATAATATATTATCACCCGGAGGGATGGAGGTATAGCAACTATTAATGTATAGTTCTCTTCTTGTCATCTACTTCGGGCAGTCCTTCATCAGCATATTGGTTAGCAAGTCGATCTTCGTACTCTTCTAAGAGTTCTTGATCAGATCTTGTATCAGGTATACTGATTGGTTTATCCATACTCAAAGCAAAATTAACATACGTATCTTTTATAGACTCTGCTATTGGTACGTGCTGTATGATTGCGCTTTTAAGTACTTTAAATTGTTTACTCTCTGAAAAAGGAAACCAGGCGCTAAATTGTATACCACCTAACATTCCCGGATTAAGTCTTACTGGTCTTTCAATGATATAGTTATCATCATTCTTTACAGCAAGTAAGCCTATTATTTCCTCACCATTCATGAGTTTAAAGTGTCTTATATTTAATCCTTCCATATTATTATTTATATGTCTATATCGAACATCTTGTAGTTAAAACGTTCTTTCGAATATATCTTTATCCTTTCTGCAGCATGTTGTAATGTATAATTCTTTTTAGACTTATAGTGTAAATCATCTGCAATATCATATATCTTTGTTACACTGCCATCTTCACTCTTCCTTAAACCTCGGCCTATCGACTGAAGTACTCTAATTTGGCTTTTACTTGGGCTAGCAAATATGATGTTGTGTAAATTACGAATATTAATACCAGTAGAAAAAGTGCCAATACTTGCAACGATAATTGCGTTCTTTTCTTTCTCGGTAATCTCACGTATTGATTCTCTTGTATCGACATCGGTTTCTCCTGACACATAAAAGAGTTTTCTATCTTTTTCTATCTTTGTTTGTAATAATGAATGCAATGGTTTACCATGCTTATCAACATAATTAAAGAGTATAAGAGTATTACCAGATTGGTCTAATGCTAAGTTAGAGATAAAGTTATTTCTTGGTTCATACCTTACGATAAAATCGAGTTCTTCTTGATATTTACTCTTCACAACTGCTTTACAAAGCTCTTCTTTATATTTCAATATGAGTATATTAATCTCTAATTGAGCTAAATCGTTATTATCCATTAACTCTTTTGTAGTCGTAACTTTATATACAGGACCAAACAATCCTTCTAATACGAGCTGATGAGTTTGACTACCATCTAATGTTCCAGTAGTACCAATACGATATTTAGCTTCAGTACATTTTTCTAATATACTTGTAAGTGACTTTGCTTTAAAGTTATGTGCTTCATCTCCTATCACCATCCCAAACCCGGAAAACCAATTGCCAGGTAATTTATAAATTGACTGCCATGTTGATATAATAACTCTTTGTTTTACTCCAAACTTTTCTCTACCTGAATATATCTTATGGCATGATTCTTCATGAGACCAAGTATCCTTACTTGAATAGTCTCCGAAGTCAGAGTACATTTGCTCTACCAATGATGTCGTAGGTACTATCAGCAAAATGCTACCATCAAAACAATCAAGGTAATATCTTATTGCTAAATATATGATTAAACTCTTCCCAGAAGCAGTAGGTGATAGTAATAAGGATTTCTCTTTTGAAAGCGTGTGCGAGAGTCCCTCCAACTGATATTGTCTAGGTATTATATCCCCTCCATTCACAGAAAGGGACATTTGGGATAATAGCCCTTCGATGTTAGGCTCTAGGGATGATTCGAGTGCACCGTATTGAGGTGAATCTATCACTTCTAGCTTATAATCCCTCACGTCACAAAACTCTTGCAAGTATTTATGTAATCCTGTGTATAATGTTTTCTTTCTACTATCAAAAAGTCTTATTTTACCATCCCACATTCTATTACGATACGCAGGCATAAATTTATAACCAGGTACAAAGAATTGGAAATGCTCTGATAGTTCCATCTCAATTGATGGGTCTGTTTTTATATGTAAGAAGACTTCGTTCTTCTTTTGAATAGTAATCTTATCCATTAGATTCCGCTAGTAAATTTTCTCCATTCAATCATGTTCTTTATGTTTTGATGTCTCCACTTTATGTTCTCTAATATCTCTTTAAGAGTTGAGCAGAGTTCTTCAAGGTATTGGATTTTTGCTTGCCATTCTTGAATCAATGGGTCAGCGTCATAGTATCTATCCATATCACCTTTAAGTACAGTAAGACCGTTAAGTGGATCGTAATCCCATCCTTTATCGTCAATGTCTTCTTTAGACATCTTACCGTTGTAATGTAACCATTTATCCTTAAGCACTACTTTAAAATCTAACTCAGCTTTTTTAAGCTTCATTCTGTTTATTGAAAGTAGTTCTAGGTATTTGCCATGTAGTTTGGCTGAATCTCTTGAGGTTTCATCTAAGTTGACTTCGTCGATAACCGAATCGGTTTTCCACATCTCTAATATTGTTTGCAAATTGTTCATACTATTATATTTATTATGTATCTATTATATTATATTTTAATGAATTTGTAAATATCTTATACAAATTCGAAATTGGTATAAGCAAAGCTTACATCCATTTGAACGTATTCAACGCTCTCTACTTGAGAATCAAACTCTATAGGACTTACACTCTGTGGAAATACACCACTAAATTTTATTTCTTTTACCACATTGTTATGCGATGAAAGAACAAGCAGTGTAGCATCAACTTTAAACTCTTCGCTTTTTTCAGCTTGTGCTAAGTTATGCATCCAATTGAATGTCTCTATATAGTTTTCTAAATTCTCTGTTACATTTATACGTAACGCTAGGTCATCAAATGTAAGTCTATCACCTGTAAATCTTAAATTGACTCCACGATAACCTTGTTCAACAGGTGTTATATTAATACCTGGCAAAGTTGCAGCAACACAGAAATACTCCATATTTGCATATTGAGTACTATTAATTTTAAACTGAAATCCTACCGGACTTAAGAAATTTTTGTTTGTAGTTAAAGTTGCCATATATCTATTTATAAAATTAGTGGGGTCAGTTAGACCCCGTTATGTTTACTTTTCAGTTACGAACTCGTTAAGTTGTCTTGCAGTTCTGATAACTTCTTCACCAGTAATTTCTCTTAGTGGTAAAGGTTTCTTATCATTTGGAAAACTATCGTTATGAGCGTAAATAGCATCTACCTCTCTTTGATAATTATCTGTTAGCAAGCCTTGTGCTTGATGTAGTAAGTCGGCTCTGATTTCGAACCCTGATTTTGTATTTGACATAATATCCTCCATGTGTGTGTGTATGTCCGTAAGATTTATTCTTACGTTATTATTTATACACATAAAAAAAGGGACTCCGAAAAGTCCCTTTAAAGAATTAGATTTAACTAATTACGGTTTACACCATAATGTCGTCAACTCTGAAGATTCTGAAGTACTGATTAGATCTGTCTGAGCCAGTTCCGTCAGCAGCTACGAATGGATTTGCAACCATACCGTACCTTGTTTTGAATCCCATTCTTGGTTGGAAGTCATTCTCACCAACTGCTTTAACCATTGTTAATGGTACGTAAGGACAGTAGAACATACCAGCGTCATACGGGTTTGTTCCTCTATAACCTACACATACAAAGTCAACAGTAGCATATGGATCGATATAAACTTTAACTCTTCCGTTAAGAACACCAGCAAAAGTATTACCTGTGTCATCAACATTTAAGTTAGCTGCTAGAGCAGGAGTATAATCCAACATTCCAGCTGCTGCTAAAGCTGAAGCAACGTCTGAAGAACAGATAATGAAATTACCTTTTCCACGTCTTGTTTCTTTAGCAATAACGTTACATTCTCTTTCGATCTGCATGATAAGACCTTTAAATCTTTCTACCATCCATCTTCCGTCGGAGTCTGTGTTTACATCAAATACACCACTTAGTGCAGTTGAAGTTTGAAGTGCGCCAATTTTAGCTTTAGTTAGAATTGTTCTAACAACTTCCCTGTTAATTTCAGCAAGAATTTCTGCTGATAGGATGTTAGCAAGTTCGCCTTCAGCGTCCAATCCATGAACTGCTTTAAGGTCTTGTGCTAATTCCATTGTGTACTCAGCTTTTAGAGCTCTTGACTTAGCTGTAACAGTTGATTTTTCGATTGAGAAAGCCATCTCACCGAATGAACCATCACCACTTTCGCCAACTCCAAGTCTTTCTGCAGCTGAAGTAGCTAAACCAGTACCGAATGTTGACACAGTGTCAGCTTCGTCTGCAATAGTACCATCAGTGTCAGCATCTGTAACACCACTTAATCCGGTTGGATCAGCTTGTTGTGCAGTAACACCAGTGAATTCAGTATCAGCTTCATTGAATAAAGCCTCTGTTCCACCTTGAGTTGAGTATTTTGATTTCATTGCGAAGATAAGACCAGTAGGTCCACTCATTGGCTGAACACCAGCGATATCATAAGCAATTAAGTTTGGCATAGCTCTACGAACTAAAGAGATTAATACTGGATCAAAAGTTCCAATATTTCCACCACCAATGTTATTTGGTGCTGCAGCTTCAGAAATATAATTTCCTTGTGCTTGTGCTCTTTCTTCTTGTAGACTTACCTCTTGGTTTTCTAACAATCTAGCTGTAACAGCTTTCTTGTAATTGTCTTGGATTTCAGGAGCTGATTCGTGATTTAGAACCGGACCCCATTTTTCCATTAAGTTTTTATCTGCGTTAAACATTTTTAGTTTCCCTTATTTTTGATAATGTGTTATAGCTTGTGTGTATTGACTCATAGAATCTGAAACGTCTACGTCGACTGTTCCTTCTCCTAATAAGCTGTCTACTTCATCAACTGATTCAGTAACTTCTTTTGCGAAGTATGATTCTTTAACAACTTTAACTTTCATTTCAAAGTTATCTTTGCTATCGAATTCTATATCTTCTACTAAAGATGCTAATTTCTCAGCTTCTGTTTCTGCAAGCCCTGAAGATTGTTCTCTTACTACTGAAGCTCTTTCGTGAGATTGAACTGAATTATGTAGTTTGATATTATCTTCTGTGGTTTTGTTTAAAGTTTCTTCGAGTTCAGTAACTTGTTCGCTGAGTTCATCAACTAAGTCAACTTTACCTTCTGGTACTTCTATATAGTGTTCTTTGAACACTGACTGTAGAGAAGTCATAAACTCTTCAGCGATTTCAGTCCTAAGACCTGTTTCAACTTGTAGTTTATTCTCTTCCATCCATCCTTCAACTACGTAGTTAAGGTATGAATCTACCTTTTCTACTAATGAAGATTGAACTTCCGATACTTCTTCTTCTAAATTTTGCGCATATTCTGCTTCTAGTCTCTCAACTTCTTCGCTTAACTTACTTGTAAGTACTGCTTCAAAAATTGCTGAGGCTTTTCCACGGAATCCGTCTGAAAGTGTAGCTTCCTCTTTGATGATTGCATCAATATCTTCGTCAAAATCCATTGACTCGACCTTAGCTTTCGCTTTAGGTTCTGCCATTTTGCCTTTCACAGCGTTAGCTGCGTCATCGCCGGTTTTTAATGAATCAGATTCACCATCAATAGTAACTAACTTTGCAAACATCTTTTGCGCGTCTTCTTTTTTTGCTGCTTTTAGCATATCTACTGCTGCTTGAATTACTCCAGCTTTAGTTTTAGGGGTTTCGACTTTAGGAGCAGATTCTTTCATCTCCTCTTCATCGTCTTCTTCGTCAACCTCTTCTTCTTCGCTTTCGTTTTTCTTACTAGCATTGACCTTTTTCTTGTCATTGCCATAAGTTTCTTCTTGCTTTCCCTCGTCTAAAATATTTTCATTTTCAACAAGCTCTTGCTCAACTTCAACAGTTTCTACTACTTCTTCAGCGTTATTTAAAACGTCGTCTGACATAATAATAGTCTCCTATGATTTTAGATTTAATTTAGAGAGGAAATTCTTAAAAGCTCTTATTTCAGCTTCTTGCAAATTTTTGCGAGGAGCGCTTCTTATTTCAGTCTCAATTTCTTCAATATCTTGTTGACGAATTAGCCCATTATCCCATACCCATTCAACACCTTCCATAATTCCGTTGACAAATGCCGACGGAGCTGAAGGGTCTTGAACAATATCTACAGTTGATAACATAAAGTCATCTCCCACATATTGAGCGCCATTCTTCGATACAAGACTTCCCATACCACGACTTGATACACCAAGCTTAACTCCACCTTCGAGTAGTCCTTCGACTATTTTTCCCATAGGGGTTTTAAGTATTGATGCCTTTCCTACAACATCATTTCCCTGCCAATGCAGATCTGTGATTTTGTGTGAAACTTTATCAAGGTTAACTGTTGGTCCTTCTGGATGATTTAACTCTCCAACAGCTCTCCCTGTTCTAACTTGTTCGACCATATATTTTTCTACGGCTTTTTCCATAGTTTTCTTTTCGTATATACGACCATTTCTGTTCTTTTTATTAGATTGCATAAACACACCTTCGATAAAATAGCTTTTCTCGCCATCTTTCTTAGCTTCGCATATTACATCTAAGTTGTTTTCTACGTATTCAGTTATTAATTTCATTTAGATACCTAGTAGTTTTAACATATCATTTGCTGCTTTTTCGGCTTCTTTTTCTGTTTTGAAGTCGTTATCGAGAAGTTCGCTATCTACGTAAACAGAAAAATTGTTACCCTTTTTAGTAAGGATAACTTCTTTGTCTTTTCGTTTACCAGCTTTATAAGACTTGACTTGTTTTTCGCCGCCTTTAAGCTTAACTTTTTCTCTTAATTCAACAAATGATAGCACGGATTATTATTCCTCGTTTGTGTTAGAATCAGCATTTACCTGATTCAAGCTAGATGCTATTTCTATCTTTTTAGCATCCATAGCGGCAGTCATTTTATCTGCCATTATAGTATTAAACTGTTTATTGGCATTAACGTTATCGCCATCATTTAAATTTTTAATCAATTCATTTGTATTCATTTTTTTCTACCTTGTTTATATATTTATAAAAACTCTTGTCCCATTAACCATCCCAACGTGGGTCATCGCCATCTGGTACTTCGTTTTCACCATCTTTATTCTCTTGATCGATTTGTTTTTGCATTTCTTCAATTTCATCGTCTGAGAATCTTAATACGTTTTTACGTATCCATTCATTTGATATGTATTTACCTACGTACTCATCGAGAGAACCTAGCATATCGAATCTTTCTCTTAACATTTCAGATTGTTTTAACTCTGAAAAGTAGTTGTCTTCTATATAATTAAAAGCAATACTTTCTTTCCATGTTTTCCAATCTTCTTTGGTAATAACACCTTTAAGTAAGAGTTGTGTTTTAAGTAATTGCATGAATAAGTCAGAGAATCTTTTTCTCAACCTATCAATAAACTTCTTAAACTTGACTTCGTCTCTTGTTATCTCGGATGTTCTTCCAAGACTAAACTGAGCTTCTTGTTCTAATCTATTAACTGGTACATTTAAAGATTTATATAGTTTCTTTTGAAAATATACTATATCATCTATTTGACCTAGGTTTTCTCCACCAGGTAATGTTGTGATTTCAGTTCCTCTTCCACCTTCTCTTCGTGGTAAGAAGAAATCTTCTAACATACTCATATGTTTTTTATCGTCTTTAATATCACCAGTGTTAGCATCATATACTAACTTGTTTCTATACTGATTCATAATACCTCTTAGGTATTCTTCAGCTTTACCTTTAGGTAAGTTACCAACATCAATATAGAATATTCTACGTTCTGGAGCTCTTGATATCCTATAGATTACCAATGAGTCTTCCATCATTCTTAATTGGTTAACTGGTTTTAATGCTTTATGTAGATAAGATAATATTTTTTTCCTACCTGGGTCCATTATACCAGATGTACAATAAGCAATTGCTTCAGGGAATATTTTAATTCCTTGTTCATTACCTATCATTTGTTTGTCTTCAAATACAAAAAACTCTTCTTGATTTGTTATAATCTTAGCTCCAGTCTTAGGGTCAGTCTTTTCTTCGATCTCTTTCACCTTCTTTAATTTGGTAGGATCGATATAACGTAACTCTTGTATACCTTTCTTAGGATTCTTATTGTCTATTATAATATGATATGGTAATCTACCATCTACATACCATTTTCTGTATATGTCATGAGCATATGCATTAAAGTTTAAAAGCTTTAATATTTGATCAAACTCATGTTTAACTGCTTCTTTTAATTTATCTGAAACTTCTAATTCATCTAATATTATATTAACTGGAGCCTCATCATGATCTCCAACAATTGATTCATTTATAATATCTTCAATAGCAGCATCGCACTCTGGCTGAGCTGATATATCTCTATACTTATAAATTAATTCAACTTCATTCTTAACTTTGTCGCCGTCCATATCAACGTAAGCGCCAAAGTGACCGCCTGCTTGAACAACACCTGCGCCGTCCTCATCAGTATTGGGTACAAAGGAAGGAAGAAGCTCCTTGCTCTTTGATGTTTTTCTATTGATTTCGAAACCAAATAATTCGGCCATTTTTATTCCTCACATTATCGGAGGGGACATTATATCCCCTCGTCTAATATTATTTATATACCTACGAAGTAGTGTTAGATTCCCAGTATTGTACTTGGAATTCAACAGTGAACTCTTCAATAGTATTTTCTGAATCATAACTCACTTCTATCTCAGAAATGTTAGTAGGGAATAGACCTCTAAAGTCATATCTCTTAGTAACCTCTCCAGCTTTATTCAATTGTTCAACAATTGCATCAGCTTGATAGTCAGTAGGATTAGATAATCCTGTATTTGAGTTATTATTATTAATACCATTCATCCATCTTTCCATAGAGTTACGAACACTAAAATCAACATCGTTGATTACAGTAATTGTCCAAGGATCGAATGTTCTGTCACCAGCAATTTGCAATGTTCTACCTCTGAATAATACAGGGATAGGTGCAATTATTGATGCAGGCATTTGAGCTGTTTTACACATAAAGGATGTTTGTTCAACATCACCTTGTGCATAACTTGGATAGTTCATAGTTACTTTAAAAAGGTTGGATCTCGCTCCACCGCCTACTAGTTTTGATTTAAAATCATCTACGCCTAATATTGCCATTTTCTAATCCTCCTATGAACCTGAAATCTCGGAGAATTCAACTCCGGATCTCGTTGCTACAAAGCTCAATGTTATGAAGTTAATAGATCTGTTAGGCTTGATAAAGATATCAGCTACAAATTTATTACCATCAATCACTGCGCTAGTGTTGTTAGTTTCGTCACAAACTACTGAAAAGTCTGTAAGTCCACGTCTACCTTTGACGTCTCTTAAGAACGGTTCAACTAAATTTCTGAACTGTGCTCTTGTAAATTCGTCGTTAAACTCGAATAGTTGCGCTTTAGCTGCTGTGCTAACCGCTTTCTCTAATGCGATGAAGAGTCGTCTAACATTAATTCTATCAAAAGCTGAAGGTCTGCTTAATAAAGTTTTGTCACCAAATAATATTGTACCTTGTCCAGGTAGTGATACTAATGGATTAACTCTGCCTTTATATAAAGCGTCTCTTTGTGCTTTAGTAGGATTGTATGCTAATTTAGTTATGCCTAACAATTGACCTCTATTTACACCTGCTGGTGAGAACCATGCATCTGCTACTGAATCAGTATTAGCACATAATCCTGCGTGATGACCTGCAGCTCCAATCCATCTATATACGTCGTTATATTTGTCGTATACGTAGACTGCGCCTGAGTCACATGAAGCGTAAGAAGTAGATGTTAATGCGTCTGCAAAAACTAAAACATCAGTGTGTGGTGTTGAAGTGTTTACTGAATCATCAATTGGTGGCGATACAAAAGCCATACAATCTTTACGACTGTTGACTATTGATATTAAATCGTTAGCAATTGTTGTTGAACCATCGACATCAGGAGAAGCAAATAATAGATTTACATCTACTGTTTCGCCATCTTCTAATAAGTCATACCCTAATGCAATTTCTCCAGTTGTTGGAGCGTTATCGTCTGTTCCACCTGAAAGTGAAGCTTCGAGAGCTGCAGTATGAGTATTAAATGTACTTACACCTTCTGCAGAAGTATCAGCTGCTTTAGCTGCTGCTAAAGTAAATCCTGCTTCAGATAAGTTAGTGTCATGGTCAATCCATCTAATATAATTAGACTGATTGTTAATAACATCTTTATAATAGTTAGTTGTGCCGTCGTCTTTCTTTGCGTCTGATGCTTGAGATAAGAAACCAAAAGTTTCTAATATAGTACCAGCTGTTCCTGAAATAGCGCCGTCTTCATCTATAACAGCTACGTGTAGTTCGTCATTAGTGACTCCTACTGCAGTTGCTGCTGTTGATGTTCCCGGTGCGCCATCAAAGTTTCCAGCATAGGTCCAGTCAGTATAAGTTGTTATACCTTGTGAAACCATTGATACCTTAATGCTATTACCCAGTATTCCTGGATGTTTAGCTGCCCAATTACCAAAGGCTAGACTTCCGTCAGCGTAATTATTCACATAATCTTCATCATTTTTTATCAGCTGTCCTGTACCTTGCGCGGTCGCGTTTAAATGACCGGAAGCTACTCGAACTACTTTTAGAGCATTGCCATACTTAAGAAAAGATGCTGCTACTAAAAAGTATTTAGCTGTGGAATCGTCTGGAGCGCCAAATGTTGAAGCAAGTTCGTTTTCTGAACCTACTGTAATCACTTGGTCTACAGGACCCCAGTTGAATGCTCCTGCAAATCCACCAATACTGGTTGATACTGCTGGGACTACATTCGTAGCGTCGATCTCATTGACCTGAACGCCTGGTGATACTTGAAATGCCATCGCTTTGTCCTCTTTGTTGAGTTAGTTAATATGTCTCATAATAAGAATATTCATACTTTTATTTATAATAAAATGATATTCATCTACCAAATGTCCTTATCCTTAAACATGTTTATAAATTGTTTTGTAATACCGCCCACATATCTTTCAATACCTTGTAAGCCTGGATTAGAATTAACCTCTAAACAATAGGGTAAATCCTTTTCTCTATTGTCGGCTGGTAATAAATCTATACCTGCTAATCTTGTGCCAAATATTTGAGCTATTCTTAATGATTCTTCTTTTTCTTTATCTGTAAGTTCTATTTCTGCTGCTTCAGCTCCAAGTGATACATTACTTCTGCCATCTCCTGAAATAACTTCTCTCTTCATTGCACCAAGTATTTGTCCTTCGCATACAAGAACTCTTATGTCATAATCAATAGGTACAAACTCTTGTATTATAAGTGGTAAATTCTTATTATATAAAAGAATCATTTGAACTAAAGCTCTTAATGACCTCATACTTTCTACGATAACAACACCTACTCCAGTTTGAGTACCTGTAGATGATTTAAGCACGATTGGAAAGCTGGTCTTTAATTTTTTAACTGCTTCTTCAACTTCTGATGAATGTGTTATTGGTACTGTCTTTGGAGTACGTATTTTATTCTTTACCATTTTAAGATAACTTAAATATTTACTACTACATAAATCAAATGCTTCAGTATCGTTAATTAATGTATAACCAAACATCTCTAAGTTTTTCATCTCGTCATACCAGTTACGATTACCGGTAAATCCTATTGTTCCTAAACCTCTTGGCATAATTAATGTTTTTTCTGGATGTATAAGTATTGGCTTTTGTTTTTCTTTATTGCCTTTATCATCTGGCATAATAACAAGACCATCTTTATCAAATGCATATGATGTTAATACATGGCCATCTTTTGTTTGAGTAATTTCTAATCCTGGAAAATCTACAGTGTGAACCTTAATGCCTTGTTTAGCGGCTTGTTGTATAAACAATAATTGATTACCTGAATCCTTAGAATCAGTATCTCTTACATGTGCTTGTGAATGTGTAAGTATTAAAATTTCGTATTTCATATGTTATTTCCTGTCCATTCTTGTTCGAACCAAATGTTACCATCATCGTCTTTAGTATATTTATCCTTTTCGTAGTTTCCACTTTCGACAAAACCAAAAGGTAACATATCGTCTTGAATAGCTTTTAATCTTTCTTTATAGAGCATATCTTTCATATCGATATTTGTTAATGATTCAAATACATCAGTTGTTGTAAACCAAGCAAAGAGAACTAAGTTCATCATAAGGTCATCATGATTTGGTCCAACAGCCATATAACTATTCCCTTTACTTACAAATGTACTCATTTCTATTATTGTTTGAGCATCATTTATCTTAAGTTTACCTTGTTCAATTAAATCTTTTATTGTTGAACAACCAATACGCTTTACTCTTCGTGTCATTGTAGCGCCAAGAGCATTTGCTTTAATACTTGATTCTACAAACATGTTTTCATATTCTAAATCGTAATATAAACCATTACAAACTACACCACCTTGATCGTTACTTTCTACAACAACATAAGCTTCATTATATAGATTAGCATACTTGTATATGATATCTGGTAAAAGCATTGGTGATATATTATTATCTCTAAAAATAGCAACCTGTTCAAATGGCTGTTTACTTACATCTATTATAGTAAATGTGCTATAGTCTTGGTTTCTACCTTTAGAAACATCAACGCACATTACATATTCAGCTTCTTGTTCTGGTTGAGAATATATCATGATATTCTCTTTTATAAACTCTGGCTCAACACTTTGTTGTGCAAGTAAATAATTTGCACCTATTAATGTATTACCTCTTCCATGAAAGGTATTACCAAACTCTTGTTCAAACTGTAACTCGGATGTATTTGATACTGTTTGTTGTTTCCACTTATCATCTCTTCCTGGAACATCCCACCAATCAACTCTAAAAGGTTTAAACTCATTTGTTTTCTGTACAGCTCCTTCCCATAGTTTATGATATACATTACCTATACCATTTGCTGTAGATGTGATAACAATCTGAGTATCTCTACCAGCTGATACTACAGGATATGTAGATGTATAAAACTGTGCATCATTTTCAACGAATGCAAACTCATCTAAAAAAAGTAAGTTAATAGATAAACCACGAATAGAACTACCACTTGTAGCTGCAGCTATTATCTTAGAATTATTACTAAATTCAATACTACCTTTATTTAAAGCTTTACATCCAGGCTGTAAAAAGAATGGTAGGTTCTCTAATGCAAGTGTTATACGTGCTAACATCTCTCTAGCAACTGCACCCTTGTTAGCTAAAACTGCAATAGTCTTTTCAGGATGAAATACAGCGTACCATAAGAGATATACAACTGATGATATTGATTTACCACTCTGTCTACAAGCTAAAACTATAGAAAATCGATTTGCTTTAAAATGATCGAACATTTCTTCTTGATATGGATAAAGATTAAATGGTACTAATCCCTCATCAAGTGATATAATTTTTACATAGTTTCTTGCAAAGTACGATGGCGAATCCATACACTTCTTATATTCGATAATCTCTTCTTTAGTAAAAGATGATTGAACACCATCTCTCTTAACATTTGGATTACCTAAGTAACCAAACTCATTATTCTTTATTGTCTGTTGCATCGATTACATTATCTTTATTTAATAACATTCTTTGTAAGTCAGTAGTACTACCCACAAACATATTGTTATTTGTCACAGTTTTTGCTTCTTCTCTTTCTTCTTTAGTTAAATCTTTCTTTTGCTTTTGCAAATCCATAAGATTTTTAGTAACATCACTTATATTCTTTATTGTTTGTGCAAGGACTTCAAATGCTCTTGGATGTTCTGATTCTATTGCAAGTTCAGATAATACATCCATTGACCTTGTTCCGTTATATATTAGGTCTTTATAAGTCTTACGTGAAAAGTCATAATCGTCTTTTATGTCTTTATCTATTTTAACTGGTCTATCTTTTTTAATAGTTGGTAAGTTCTTTTCTAAACTCGCAGTCATCTTTTCTTTCTTGTCCATTATCCACCTTCAGTAATTGTAGTAGTAATAGTGTAATCATCAGCATCATCAGTACCACCTACAGTAAAGTCCATTTCCTCAAATGTTCTTCCTACATTATCTTTATCATGAAAGTCTAAGTTAACTTCACGTATTATATTTTGGTCAGCTGTTGGACCAAAGAACTTCATCTTCATTGTAAAATCTAATTGATATATAAGTACTCTTCTCTCTGAAAAGTCTCCTTCATATTGGTCATCAATAGCAACACTTCCAAGTATTACTGATACATCTTGTTTATAATCAAAACCTGCAACCGGAGTTATTGTGACATTATATTCTGGTTGAAAGTATGGTAAAATTTGTTCTACGATTTGTAGTCCATCATCTTGATTTTTAACAAGTACATATAAAGACATACCGATATCGTATGAAGTATAATGTTTAATTGTTTTCTTTTTAGTAATATCTGAACCATGAGTTTCGGATATTATATTTCTCTTAGCACCCTTTTGAGTTGGGTCTAAAGTAATACCAGTAATCTCAAATCCCATCCTTGGTAACTTAATCGCCATTTGAGCGTCAAATCCAGTTTCTTGATCAAGACGAGCTAAGAATTTTTGTTTAGGTCCATAAGCTAATGGTACTCTTGTTTGGTTTAATACGCTTCCATCAGCGGCTTTTCTCATAACTTTTAAGTTATTAAATAATGTGCCAAAGACAGCTACTGACTTTCTCATTGTTGCGTGATAGAAATGGTCACCAAACATTAGTACGTCTCCGATGGATCGCCAAATGGATTCGATTCAGAAAAATCAATAAATCCATCAGCTTCTAATTCAAAATCAATATTTTGAGCAGCTTCATCGGCAGCCCAAGCGCTTCCAGTTGTATCTGTTAAATCACTATAAACAGTAGCTACTGTTCCAGTATTAGTTGAAGTTCTGCCTGTTACTACACCACCAACTGTAAATTCTTTTGCAATTGATGTACCCGATGTTCCTATATTAGATACCCAAAGCTTACTTAAAATATCTGAAGCTTTTGTTCTTTGTTGTACCTCACCAAATACTATAACCGCTGGAATGTCGCCATCTGCTGGAGTTATAACTTGTTCTATTATCTCTCCAACCTGGAAGTGATTACCACCTGTAATTGTAATATCAATTGGAATTTGATAAGCAGCTTTTGATGTTGCTTCATCAATTGATGTAACACCAGTTTCGAAATCTTCATCGTTATATTCAAATAATGAACATTGCATTTTATATACTGGTAAGTTAGATAACTGATAAAACGGTGAATCATCTTCAACATAACTAATTTCAAAGAATGAATTTGTCATTGGTAAGAAGATTAAATCTCCTTCTTGAGGTCTTGGATCTGTTACATTGCTTGAGAAAGTACCAACTCTTGTTTCCCAACGTCTTCTTGATACTATAAAAGTTGCATCGTCTCGTATTTCTAAACCAAATTTAGAATATAAGTCGCCTGAACCTTCAAACCCTTCAGTATTTTCAATATACATTTCAAGAAGATATGCATCATCAAAGCTTGAAGCTGGATCTTCGCCTAATATAGAATCTCTGTTTACAAGCGTACGTGGAATGTAATAGACATCTTGTCCATATATTCCTAGTGATTCTATTATCAGGTCTTCGTATAAGTGTTGTTCACTTTTAACGGCCTGAGAAAAGTATACATTTCTCGGCATGTTTTATCCTGTCATGAAGTCGACTGGCTGTTCCCAGTTAAGTCTAGCCTCTTCTTCTAATTTTGTTATTTCTTCGTTTGCGTCATCAAATATTTGACGTCCATTAAATGTTACACCGCCTGGCATAACCATTCCTTCGAATTTAATAAGGTTTGTACCCCATTGTCTTTTGATTAATGCTGTTGCATATCTTTTTAAGAAATAATCGTTATATACTGCTGTATAAGTGTCTGGGTCTATTATACGATAACATTCAACTACTAAATAATCTCCTACAACAACTTCTTCTGACCAATCCATAAAGATATCGATTCTATTTTTATGTCTATCAAAGTTAATATGTTTTTCATCTGAGTCAAGAACGACATCTAAAAGAGATAAAAACTGTTGTGACATAACGTAATCAGTAAGGTTACCCATAAAGCCAACTGAATGTATATCATTTAAATGTATCTGATATCTTATATCAAACATATCACTTGATGTTACAGAATCTCTTATAGGTAATACTCTTACAACATCTGTTATTAAATTACTTGTTGTAATATAACCATTTGTAATATCATTCTGAGTTACTTCATGTTTTAAATAGAATTTTTCTATAGAGTCAGCATGATAAGTCTGATAGAATTGTAGAGCTTCGTCTATTCTATCATCTATTTGATCTTCATCTACATTAATTTCGATTACAGGAGCTCCGAGATTACGTAAGCAATAATCGATAAGTGTTGTTTTACTGTTTGGTGCTGCCATATTTATTTCCTATTATATTCTATTTATAACAGTTTAAGCCTTATCTATTTACTCTTCATCATAAAGAGCATTTAATTCTAATTTTATAGCGCTAATATCAGGTTTTACTACAGAATCTTTAATTCCTTTAACATGTAAATACCAATCACCTGTTTTTGCGTTTTCGCCAAATTTACCAGCTTCTATATCATCAAATAACATGTTTAATTGTGGCTCTATAGAACCATATTTTTGTTCTCTTTCAACTCTCCAGGAATTTAATTCATCTAGTTTTTGTAATATTTCTGTTGATGGTGGATTCATTGGTTCAGTCATTAGTATGCTCCTGTGTTACTAGTAGTTACTGTTGAATGAGTAATTGTACTAGCTTGTGTAGTGTAAATTGGGCTATCATGAATGTTCATTGCACCAGATAAATAATATCTTACAGTGTAACTTGCTACGATAACTATATAATTATCTGTAGATGCGTATATATTAGCTGCTTGAAATGAATTATTTAAACTTTCATATGTTAGAGAATACAATACGCTATTACTTGAGTGACATGCCCATTCACATCTTATTATTTTTGTAGCGCCATAATGATATCCTTCAAATTGCCATCGAGTCATTGTGTTTGCTGAAATTGGTATATTTGTTTTAAAATGAGCATAATAAGTTGTGCCTGATGCATTACTTGTATCTTGAAAATGATAAATACCTTTTTGATGTCTTCCACCACTATATTGAAGGGCACGTTCAACTTTAAGATTTCCTGAAGAATCTAGTCTCATATCCTCAACGCCATCAGAACCAAACCATCTATGATAGCCACCAGTCTTATAACCTAAGTAACCTACATAATTACCACCTAGTATTTGATATGTACTAGCCTGATCACTAAACTGAATACGACCATAATTGGCTGTACCATCAGCTTTTAATATCATTGTACCTGCTGAGTTTATTACCATGCGTTCATATGTATTAGTAGTAAATGTCATATAATCGCCATTATGTTTATATGAGATTATTCCAGCATCTGAATTATCTTTGTCTCCAAAGTTAATTGCACTTTCTGATGCACTACCTCCAATAATTCCTATATGACAACCCTGTGATGAGTTAAAGTTTCTTTGTGCAATAATAACTTCTCCACTAGGAAAAGATGGTGTTCCTTCATTTGCATCATGTACTACATGTAATCCTTTAGTAGATGTTTGTGGTGAACTCGTTCCAATTCCAACTCGTCCTGATGAGTCTATTCTCATGCGTTCTACATCACCACCAGTACGGAATGACATAAAACTACCACTACCGACATTTGCAACATCTGCAGATAATCTTAACTCGCCATTATTTTGTGCAACAATTCTTGAATAGGCATTATCTGAATCATCTTCAAGTGTAATACCAGGCGCATTAGCTCCTGATATTTTGATACCACCGTATGCGCCTTGTTCTACAACGTGTAACTTAAACTCAGGACTATCAGTTCCAATTCCAACTCGTCCTGATGAGGTTAACCTCATGCGTTCTGCTATATTTTCAGTATTATCTGATGAGGTATGGAAAGTCATATAACCAGGTGCATCTCCTGTTGCTGCTGTACCATCAGTACGATGTAATATAGCTCCACTAAGAAAACCAGCCGATCTAAACTGTATTCCAGAACCTCTATTTGCAGCATTTCCAGTATTATTACTAACTAAGTTATATACCACTCCACTTCTTTGACCATTAACATAAATACCTGCCAATGCATCTGAAACTCCTGCAGTTCCACTATTAACAGCTAGTTGATATGTGCCAGGATTATTCGTTCCAATTCCAACTTTGCCGTCAGATTGAATACGCATTTTTTCAGAACCATTAGTATACATCTCCATGACTTCCGCTCTTGCGCCAACATATACTCCTGAACCTCCCGTATTTTGGAATCGTATAAAAGAAGCTGTACTGCCCGTGCTATTAATGTGAAGCATTTCGGTGGGAGATGCTATTCCGATACCAACTTGGCCTGATGAGTCTATTTTAACTTTCTCAGATCCATCAACAGCAAAAGTAATTTGTGAACTAGCAGCTTCTTGACCATCATCTGCAAAGAATCTTAAATTTCCGTCTGTTCCTTGAATATAAGCATCTGCATTATTGTCTGAATCTGTTAATTGAATACTTGGTGCACTGTCACTGAGAGTAATACCACCTGTTACATTTAAATCTCCAGGTGTTGTTAAAGCGCCACTTAGTTTTGCTGAAGTAACAGTATTATCTGAAGGTACACCAATAGAAACTGGTGTTACGTGATATACTGTAACTACTCTATTTAAAACTATACCGGTAGAAAATATAAGCGTTGTTCCTGAAACAGTGTATGTATCATGTGCTTGAAATACACCATCAACGAATACGATAAGATTATCTTCGTCAGTGACTGTTGATGAAAGTGTAAAGTTAGTTTGTCCTGAAGTAGCAGTAAATTTATCTGTTGAATAAGATCCATTCCCACCACCAGCAATTGCACCCCATGCATCAGTGTATCCTTCAAATTCTCCTGTTGTAGAATTATATCTAAACATACCTGCAACTGGACTACTATTTCTTTGAGCTGTTGTACCTACTGGTAATTTAATTGAGTCAGTACTATTAATGTGTATACCTTTGTTAAAGTCCCACTCATCGTTTGTACCATCGTATGTAATTGTAGCACTTGCGCCGTCAATTGTTATTCCAGCTCCATTTGCTGCAGATGAATCGGCTGCGCCACTTGCTAAAGTTAAATTTAAGTCATCAACTGCAAGAGTTGTACTATTAATAGTAGTTGTAGTTCCATCAACCTGTAAGTTACCAGCGATAACGACTGTTCCAGTATTATCTCCTACTCCAGCTGGATCGATTGTAAACGTAGCAGGTCCTGCAAGATATCCTGTTGTTGTAATATTACCATAGCTTCTGTTACCAGAAATGTATGTGCCTACACGAGCATCAGTGTAATAAACATTAGTTGAACCTTCTCCAACATTATCAGTATCAATTGATGATAAGCTACTTGAAGGTACTAAAAAACCAGTATGCAACATTGAAGTTGTAATAGCGTTATTAGCGATGTGATCTATAGTTATATAATCATCAGGTATTTTACCTGTTAATAACTGCCCACTGCTGTCTAATAGTTGAGATAATCTTCTGTTTATTGTAAATGCCATATTACTTATTTATATCCTATTCTTCTAATGTTTCTATTCTTGTTGTTAAATCTTCTATTTTTGTTATTGCTTCTTGTAGTGCTTTAGTTAAAAGCGGCACAAGTTTTGCGTGATCGATACCTTGATATTCAGGATTGCCATCGCTATCAAGTTCATCCTTTGTTCCGTGTGTAGCTTCAGGAACTATGTCTTGTACTTCGTGAGCTAAGAAACCGTCAAGAGTAGTATCACCGTCTGCTATAAAGTTAAACCTTGATGGTTTTAATTGTTTTAATCTTGTTGTTGCATCCCAATCTGTAACTACATTTTCTTTTAATCTATAGTCTGATGAGGTGTAATATGATGTACTTGACCCATTAGTTCTTATAGTTCCTACAGTACCATTTGGGTTTCTAAAGTTTGCTACATCAATAAGACTTGTACTTGTTGTTGCTAATATCAGATTTCTTCTACCTACACTATCTGCGATAAATCCTGAACCACCTCCGTTACTACCCGTTGGTTCAGCTGTATTACCAATTATAAAACTTCCAAGATGTGTAATACGAGCTCTTTCGTTTGGAGTATCGTTATAAGCACCAGTAGTAAAAGTTATATCACCGGGAGGAGTAGCTTGACCATCACTACCGGTAACAACTTTTATTTCTGCAACGGCGTGTGGTCCCATGCCTGTAGTATCAGAAGTCATAAATTCTAGAGTAGCAATCTCTCTATTTAAAGTCCAAGTTCCGCCGCCGCCATTACTTGAATCTCTTATACTTATCCTCGGTTGTTGGCCAAATACTTGAAGTTCATGCTGAGGGTCATCTATTCCAATTCCAAGATAGCCATCTTGATCAAGTACCATCTTTTTAGTTAACACATCATCTTTTCTCGTGTAAAAATCTAATTGGCCTTGAAAGTTTGATGATGCACCGCCTGTAAACCAATCATTACCAACTCCTTTTCTACCTAAAATTTTTCCAGCTATTCTCTGTTCTGCAACACCGTTCTCGCTTGAAGATAAAGCAAATGTTAGTCCAACTGAATGATTATACTGACCATTTCCTAAATCAGAATCTCCATGACTTAATCTAAGAACTTCTGCTTCTGCATTTCCTGTATCGACTGTTGGATTAAGCATTCCGTCTTGGCCTATATTAACATTATTTATTGAGTGTTGTCCACACACAATTGGATATCTTTTCTGTATATTTGAAGGAGCTGTTGTTGTCCAATCACTTGTAGTTGCAGTTATAACTTCGCTTTCCGGAAACTCCGCTATACTTATAGCAGTATTAGCAGCTGGAGGATCGATTTTTAACCAAATCTCTGTGTAATCATTAGTAGAACTCGTATCAGCTACCGCAATAATTTCACTAAATGTATTAGCTTGACTAGACAATCCACCTGCAAGAATTTCTACATGAGGGCCCTGTCCTGCAGTATAATCTCCGTAATTACTTAAGAATCCAGAGTAAGTTGGCAACATAACTTTTACTTCTAGAGAGTGTTCACTGTTATTTTCAGAATACATTTGAAAATGTAAATGTTTATTAGGTGTAGTTCCAGTTTTATCATATAATTTAATATAATGCGTTCCAGTACTGGAAGTATTCCAAAGTGTTCTATAGTCTTTAGTTATATTTCCTGCAGCTGCAATAATCATTTTGCCTGATGAGTCTATTCTCATGCGCTCTGAACCATTAGTAAAAAATCTTTGATTACCTGCTTCTCTATTCTCTATAATTAAATCACTTGAACTCATATTGATTTCACCACCATCACCTGCTGCTGAACCAGTAGTTGAGTTGTGTAATTTAATTCTTGGTGTTGCAGAGTTGTATATTGATAATACTGTATCAGAACCAACTGGTGCTGGCGTCATTCCAATTCCAACATTGCCTGATGCGTCTATTCTCATGTGTTCTACAGCTGTAGCACTCGTACTGTCTGAAGTACCAAAAGTTAAAGCTGTGTTTGTTCCTGCACTTGACGTTGCTATACCTTTAATATTAACTTTTGCTCCAATTCCATTTGTTGAACCATCGTTAGCGTAAAAATCTATTTGACCAATGACATCGTTAGTAGTTATACTTGTGTCAGAGTTTTCAAGCGTTAATATTGCCCCTTGACCTGAGTTGTTTGCGGCAACATTAAGCGTTGTTTTAGGACTATCAGTTCCAATTCCAACCTTTCCGTCTCCTGTAAATCTTACTCTCTCATTAGAGGCGTCTGATTCAAAAACTAAATCCATATCATTAGCGCCATTTGCTATACCAAAGATTTCAAAATC